TGGGAATTAGTTGATATGGATAATAAAAAAGATATTATTGCAGATCACGGTTTCTTTATAGGTTATGGACAAAGAAATAATGTTTGCTTTGGAGCAAGATTTAAGTCTTGGGAAAAATCACCTGAGTCTAAAATCCAATATGTTAAAGTAATGTTAAAGCCAACACTTAAGGAAGTTTTAGATTCAAAACCTTCTCAAGCAACTGTTGATGCTTTAATTAAGATGGTTAAACAATATGAAATAGCAGATAATATTTATTGGAACTTATCAAGAAAAGATAGGCTTGATAAAAAACCACCTGAAGTTCCTGAATATTTATTACCAGGTCAACAGATGGGCTATAGATTATATAAACCTAAAGTTAAAAATGTCAACCTATCTTTAATAACTGAAGTATGGCATGAATACAAATCTAGATTAGAAAATGAAATAGCTAGATTTGAAAAACAAATAGCGGAGTGGGTGTTAAAGCCTACTCCAAAAGAAAAACAACAAACAATGGAGGATAAATATGAATAAATTAATGAAGGGTTTTGATATTAACGTGGATGATGAAGTTGAAATGTTAAGTAAAGAATATCCTAGATTTGAATCTGTTAATGCTGGTTATTGGTTATATGGAAAACCAAAACAGTTATTAAAAGATGTTTTAGAAAATAGAAAAACAAGTTTATTTTTTATTGCTAATATAATGCAGGCTATTTCAACAATAGGCACTTTACATAAACTTAATGAAGACTTTATAAAAGATGGAGTTGAACCAAAGGATGCTAAATTTAGAAATGCTTCACATACAGTTGCTTTAAGTCAATTAACAGTTGATCTTAAAGATTATAGAAAAGACTATGCTAAAACATTTGTATTTGAACAATTGTTAAAAGTTAAAATAATGGAGGGAAAATAATGTCAATTAATTGGAGTAAAGGCATAATAAAAAAAGTTAGAAAACTTGCAAGTAAAAGTTCTGTTAATATTGATAAGTTTACCGATACTGATATTAAAGAATTTTTAAATGTATTTAATAAAGCAATGAAAAAAATAACTAAAAAAGAGGATAAATAATGAGTAATATAAAAATAAATATGAAGACTTTAGATAAAAGAATAGAACATGTTCAAAAAGGTTTAAAAGCAGATCAAAAAGTTAATGGAACAAAAAGACCTTTAAATGAGTTTGCAGAATTAGCAAATCTTATTGGAGAACAATTTGATGATATGACTACGTTTAATATTAAACAGGAGAAGGTATGCTTAAGCCTAATATAAAAAAGATGATTGATAGAAAAAATGAGTTACCACCACCACCACTTTTAATTAATAAAGATAAATTAATTATTGATATTAATAATAAATTGGTGGAAGAAAAAGCTGGTCCAGAATCTGTTATATTATTGGATATAAAAAATCCTAGACGGACTTGGATTACTTATGAATACCATTTGGATATTATATATAAAATAGGTGATAAAGAATTTATAATGTTACCTAATAATTATTATGATGAATCTAACTATCCAGTTGTATTTGAAGATCAATTATACAATAGGTTAGCAAGGGTACAACAATCAATTAACGGGGGATATTAATGAGTGATAATTTTAAATTGACTATATTTGCAATAATTATTGTAATATTAGGAAATGGATTAGCTAATTATGTTTATTGGTAAAATAATAATTATATGTTTATTAATTACTGGTTGTAGTAATTATAAATTTAATCCAATACCAACAATAGTAAAAACAATAATAAAAGAAGGGGGTAAAAATGAATAAAACAATAATGTTAATAACAATATTTATTTTGTTATTACAGGGTTGTGCTAAATATGTGCCAATTATTGATACAAAAGGTAAAGCAAAATTTGAAACATCTAATGCTTCAGAAATTTCAGATGATCTTTTACATTGTTCACATTTAGCAAAAGAAAATAGTACACTTTTAGGTAATATTAATTTTTGGCTTTCAAGTCCTGAAGGTCATAATCAATATGCAAATATATATAAAAAGTGTATGGAAGGCCGTAACCATCAAGTATTAAAATAACATAGGAGATAATAATGACAATACTAAAAAGTAAAGTTGAAAGAGATGCTATTACTGACAGGATTAGTTCTGCCAGTGATTTTGCTTGGACAGGAGAAAATAGTTTTACTGTACCAAGTTTTGATATGCCAAAAGACTTTGGTATAGGATTAATAGTTGGACCAAGTGGTTCAGGTAAAAGTTCTATATTAAAAACATTAGGATTACAGGAAGAGGAATATATTTGGGATCCTAACAAAGCGGTAGCAAGTCATTTTAATTCATATGATGAAGCCGCAGAAAAGTTATCAGCAGTTGCTTTAAATAGTATTCCTGATCAACTTAAACCATATCAAACATTATCAACAGGTCAAAAATTTAGAGCTCAAATGGCTATGGCTTTAAAATCTAATGCGGTGGTAGATGAATTTACTTCTGTTATAGATAGAAATGTTGCTAAGGCTTTATCTAATTCAATTAGAAAATATGTTGATAGAAAAGGCTTAAAAAATATCGTATTGGTAGGTTGCCATTATGACGTAATTGAGTGGTTAAGACCGGATTGGATATTTGATACCAAAACTGGAATCTTAAGCACGGAAAGGTTAGCCAGGCGACCAAACATCACTTTGGAAATTAGAAAAGCCGACAAAAGTGCTTGGAGCGTATTTAAACAGCATCACTATTTAACTGCAGAACTTCCTAGTAATACACCACATTGTTATTTGTATTATTGGAACAATGCATTAGTAGGTTATGGCTCTTTAAATGCTTTTCCTCATCCAAAGCTAAAGGCTTGTTATAATATTGGAAGAGTTGTAGTGCTTCCTGATTTTCAAGGATTAGGTATAGGTTATCCTATATTTAAAAACTTGGCTCAGATTGCAACACATAATTTCAATCATACAACAGGTCATTATGGAAGATGTAAAGTTGTAACGGCTATTCCAGCATTACAAATAAAAATGAATAATGATAGGGATTGGAAATTCATAAAGGGATCTGATGTAAGAAAAGAAGAAAAACCTAGGGATAACAATCGTAAATTTGGTGGTTATGATGAGGATTATTTTAAAAAGCATCAACATCGTATTACCAAAGCATTTCATTATGTTGGAGTTAAGGGCTTTGATTTAGAAAATCCAAATTTAGTTATTGATAATATATTGGAAACTAAAAGTTGGATTGATGATAAAAATAGGGCTCAAAATAAACTAACAGGAAATATAATAAAAGATTTCAGACCATCAATAGCTGGTGAAACTGATTATCAATTTATTATGGAAGGAAGTTAATGATAGAAATACCAACTTGGTTATTATTTGTATTGGTATTTTCAATTGTGGTTCTATTTATCTTTAATCAAGACTTAACTACAAAGATAAATAGGATCAAATTTGATCAAATACAAATAGGTATAATTGTCAATGAAAGTTTTAAAAATATTACTGCTGATATGGACGATTTAAATAAAGGAATAGATAATGTGGATTTAAAATATGAACAAATTAAAAATAGATTATCTAAAATTAGTAATTGATAATACTGGAGAAAATAAATTGAGGTCATTGCTTGAAAAGCAAAAGGTTTTAATTAGGGATAAAATTAAAGCTCAAGATCAAATTAAGGCTATGAAAGCTTTGACCGAAATTTATGGTTCTGAAATTATTAAAATTGAAAATGAATTATTAAGAATAAATAGGAGGAAAGCACATGTTAAAAGAACAGCTAAGCAATTTAGAAACGCTGGGTCCAGTGGGGATAAAGATAAGAACTCAAATGGAGATGTTGTTTGATAAATTATCGAATAAAACTTCAGGTAATAGAAAAGCAGATGTTATAACAGTTATTAATAATAATAAAATTGACTTTAATATTGCAATACAGTTATCACATTCAATGATAGCCACTGGAGTATCTGAAGGTCAAAACTTAACTCAATTAGCAATTGCTATTGGAGATAGGGTATTAGCTTTTTATAAAGTAAATAAAAAGTCATCAATATCTTTAAAATTAGGTATATTTATAATTAATTCATATAGCACTTTATTTATGGTGGTTGTTAAATTAATTAGAGAATATTATCAGCATAATAAAGTTAAAACTGTTTATAAAGTTTATGCTGGTAAAAATAGAAATGATCTTAGAAAATTGGTAAAAGAATTTTCTGAAGTTTCAGATCCCTATAAGCCATTATTTTCAAAGGCCCCTGATTGGAAATTTGGTACAGTAAAAATAGATAATGGTGAGGAAATTAGATTAATTAAAAATGTTAATCAAGATACATTAGCAAAAATTAATGAATATAATACACCAATTGTTTTAAATGCAGTAAATAAAAAGCAAGCTATAGGTTATTATTTAAAACCTGAATTGTTTAAAGTTTATGAGTGGGCATTAAAGCATAATCAAAATTGTTTTGAACATAATTCAGTTAAAACAATCTCTAAAGAAAGAGCAGCGGCTAAGAAAAGAGAAGCTGAACAAGTTTTACATTCAGCTAAACCATTTGTTGGTAAAGTATTTTATCAGCAATACCAAGCAGATAATCGTGGTAGGTTATATCCATTATCAGCTTATTTAAATGAGTTAAATTCAGATAATGCTAAAGGTATGCTTTCATTTGCTGAAGGTAAACCACTTGGATCAACTGGATTAAATCAATTTTATCATCATATAGCTAATATGTTTGGTGAAGATAAATTACCACATCAAGACAAAGTTAAATTTGTAGAAAAAGAATATTATAACTTTGTTAAAATGGGTAAAGATCCCTATAATGCTAAAGGTTGGATGGAAGCAGAAGAACCCTTTCAATTTTTATCAGCTGTTATGGAATTAGCTAAATTAGATAAACATTTTGTAGCTTGTGGTAAAGTTGAAGATTTTATATCTCATACCATTTGTTATAGAGATGGATCTAACAATGGCTTACAATGGCTATTCAGTTTAGCTAGGGATGAAAAACATGCTCATTTGGTTAATGTTAAACCAAGTATAAATAACAAACCAGGTGATATGTATAGTCATGTAGCAGTTTCTGTTATAGATAAAATGCATAAGGAAGCCGAAAATGCTACTGAACAAGCTTTGGATTATTATGAGTTATATTTTAAAGGTATAGAAAAGCTTAGAAATAGGTTTAGACATGCTGAATTAAATAATAATAAAAAATCTGAGCTATATAAAAAACTAATAAAATGGTATCAAAGAAGATATAAAAAGGAACTTAAATTAACTGATATTATTTATTGGGATAAGTCTAAATTTACCGTTAAAGAATGGAGAAAAATTGTTAAACGGAATGTTATGACTTATGGTTATAGTGCAACCAAGCAAGGTATGGGTGAGCAAATAATAGAAGATACTAGAGATATAGATAATGTATACTTGAGTAACAAACAACATTCGGCTGCTAGGGCTTTGGGCGCTCTTGTTTATTTAACAATTGAACAAGAATTTCCTATGGTTTCAGAAACTATGAAGTTGTTTAAAGATAATTGCGAAAAATATATGAAGGATACTGGTAGACAATATTCTCATAAAACATTGATTAGTAATTTTCCTTTTACTCAAAAATATGTCAAATATAAAAGAGGTATTGTATTTGTTCATGATGGTTTATATGTACAAAATGCAGATAAATCGTATAAGTGGGATTATCAATTAGAGTTAATTATAAAAACAGAATTAGCTGTACAAAATATTAGTAAGGCTAAGGCTGGAATAAGTCCTAATACAATTCATAATTTGGACTCATTACATTTAATGCTTGTAATTGATAAATGCAACTTTGATATAGTTTCAGCACATGATAGTTATGGTTCACATGCTTGTAATGTAGTTGATATGCAAAAATGTATCAGGGAGCAATTTAAATATATTATAGACCAAGATCCATTGGAGCATATATTAAGCGAAACTGGAAATTTGGTACCTATGATTAAGCGTGGTAATTTAGATAGCAGTGAAATATTGCAATCTGAATTTGCTTTTGCATAATAATAACAATAAGGAGAAAAATGACAAATGGATAAATATCTATATAAAGGGTTAGAAAAAACAGGTGAAGCAATACAATGGGCATTTGACTTTATTGATAATAATAAAACTGAAAGTTTGTGGTTTAGTTTAGGTGTATTATCAATCTTAATTGTTCAATTTATATTTTAGAGAGGAGGTAATTGTTATAATTAATAAAGATACAAAAAAGGCTAATTTTACTATTATTATAAAAGACAATAATATTGAAAAAGCTATACGTAAAATGAAAACCAAGGCTACTAAACTTGGTATATTAAAAACATATAGGAATAAACAAAGATATGAAAAACCATCGGATATAAGGATAAGAAAAGCAAAAGAGGGTAAAATTAACCTTTATAAGGCTAAAAAGAAAAGGGAAAATAACCTATAATTTATAAGGCTATTCCTATTTCTATGTCTTACAGAAAAACAAAAAAAAAAACAAGGCCTATAGTACTTACTATAATATTATAGGCCTTAAAGCCTTCTAGCATATAATAGGCCTAAAGCCTTAATATATATGTATAAATAATATATATAATATAAATATATAATAATAATCCTATTTCTATGTCTTACAGTACACAGTGGCTAATATGGTGCATTGTGGTTACAAAAATTAAATATGGAGAATAATTATGGCAGGTAAAGGCGGAGCTAGGCCTGGGGCGGGTAGACCACCAAAAAATACTGTAGAGCCAAATTCCATAGATAAATCATCAATTGATAAATTAAAAAAACTAGGTATTGATCCTATTGATATATTAGTTAAAGAATTATCAAAGCTTAAGGGCAAAGATGATTTTAGATCACAAAATTTACGAGTTCGAATAGCTGAAAAGCTGTTAGAGTATGGGTATCAAAAACAACCTGTGGGACAGGCTTCATTGCAATCGGCGAATGTGCCTATATTGACAATAGTGCAAAAAAGCGAACCACAAGTTAAACCCATAACAATATTAGAAAATAGCGAAGCTGTTATATTAAACCAAGCGCAAAATACAGATGACGAAACTAACTGAGAAAGTTTATAAGGTATACATAACATACTATACCGACGGATCTTATTATATTGGTTTTACCGGTAAATACGGAGCGGCATTAGCTAGTTATTTCGGTAGTAATACTATCCGAGATAAATTGGTAAGTCATAAAGAGATTGTTTGGACCTCAAAGTCTAAAGCAACCGCTAAACTTTTTGAGCTTCTTTTACAATTATCCAGATTGGATTCCTCTTGGTGTGTTAATAGTATGCTAAATGTAAGAGTTAGAAAAGAGCACATGAAGGACTTACCTAAATTCAAATTAACTTTTGAGGATAACAAATTTAATAAAAATGAAAAATAGTCTTATAAATAAATTACAAGAGCAATTAAAAATTGATGAAGGTATAAAATACGAAATTTACGAAGATCATTTAGGCTATGCCACTTTTGGTATAGGTCATTTAATTACAACGGCTGATGAAGAATACGGTTGGCCTATTGGAACTAAAGTAACACCTGAAAGGGTAAATGAAGTATTTCAAACTGACGTTGAAAAATATATAAAAGAAACACAAAAGGTGTTTCCAGATTTAATTAATAAACCTGATTTAATTCAAGTTGTGTTAGTTAATATGTGTTTTAATTTAGGTGCTCCAAGGTTAGGTAAATTTTATAAATTTATATCAGCCATTAATGATGAGCAATGGATTGAAGCAGCCATTGAAATGATGGATAGTAATTGGGCTAATCAAGTTGGTCCAAGAGCTGAAAGATTAAAACAAATAGTTTTAAACCATGCTAACTGAGAGAGAGCGTGTAAGGCTTTGGATATATATTCAAAATATAGTAAATAATAATTATGGATCATAAAATAGAACTTTTCAAATTTCAACAGGAAGTTTTAACAGATCCTGCTAGATTTAAGGTTATGGCTTCTGGAAGAAGAGTTGGTAAATCTTATTTGGCATGTGTTGCTGCATATAATCATTGTTTAGAGGGTGGTAATAGAAGATCATTAATTATTGGACCTACTGTTTCAATGATTAGAGAATCTATATGGACAACTTTAAAAAGTATTGTACACCCAGATCATATAAATGGTCATCCAAGAGAAATAGATTTAGAAATAAGATTTATTAATGGTTCAAAAATTACTTTAAAAGGTTTTGATAGACCAGATAGTTTAAGGGGTATATCACCATCACCTACATTTATTGTGCTTGATGAGTTTGCTTTTATTAAACAAAATGCTTTTACTGAAGTTATATTACCTATGACTTCGGACCCAGTAAGAAGAGCAAGTGTATTTATAATAAGTACACCTAAGGGTATAACCAATGACTTTCATAAAATGTGGGTCAAAGGTCAAGAAGATAAAACTGGAGTATGGAAGTCTTGGCAGTTTACTGCTGAACAAGTTAGACCAGATATGAAAGAAGAAATTGAACTTGCTCGGGTTACTATGGATGAGAAAAGTTTTAATCAAGAATATTGTGCTACCTTTAACAACACTGGTGACTCTGTATTTTATAATTT